CTTGCAGAGATCTGATCATAAAGATCATCTGCCATCATTTCGCAGCTCTTGTAGTCTAGACTCAGAGTGGCATCACGATACAGATTCTCCAGCCAGCGTTTGAACTGGATGAACTCGATGTCTCGGTCATTGTGCCACACATCGATCCACACTCGGAAATGAAACATGTGACGATGAGGGGTCGCAAGAAACGATACATCATATTCATCTCCGGTGGCCAAGGCAGGATCTGTATCAGCGGCTGGATATCGATGGATGCCTTCTTTGCGGAACGTGACCCAGATCTTGCGATCTGCCTTTTCACGCACAGTAGTGCGTTGTTCTGCCAGTGATTGGTCTCTTTGATTCATGATATTATTCCCAATTAAAAAGTTTGTGGAAAGTTGATCGAGACATGGCCTCAAGTTTCTTCATGGCACCATCAGTAAATCTAAACTGATATGACCTAGGGCCGCCGGCCTGCCGCTCAAAAAATCCATAGTGGCCGCCAGGTATATAATCACGCTCGTCGCCTTGGATGATTTTTTGTCTAGCTGCTTCGTAACATTGTTCAATTTTTTCTTGTATATACGGCGCTGAAAAATCATACACTCGATCTGACACTATGACTCGATCTTTGGTCTTGACTCGATATTGTCTTTGTAATTTTGTATACACCACAGATTCTCTGTAGGGAGTTGTGATTATATCTTCGGGAGTCATCCTACCAACTGTGTGTGCCGAAACGGCATCAAGATCTCTTGTTTTGACTTCTGTTTCAATCTCTGGTATATCTGGCCCGGGCGCATTAGACATAAGATAACCTTGCTTGCCAAGTTCCTTTTCAACATATCGACCAGCGGCGCCATTCATATTTGATGGAACCGATTTACCAACCATGTTTGCTTTGAGTCGAACAACCCTGGGTTTCATAATGTTTCGTCCTTGATATATTTAGACCAGTCAGTAAAGTGGTTCCAATTTTGTAAGTCATGTATGCTGTGGCACCAAACGCCTGGATTGGTAGCAGCAAAGTCTTTGTCATCCAGTTTGAGTGTGGCATTGTAGCCCAGTTGCCGTATGTAAGGCATCTTGACCGAGATCATGGGAATAAAGTTGCGATATTCACACAATCCTGATTCCAGCAGGCCTTCCACGCATCGCACATCTATATCCAGTGTGCATAGATAGTCGCGATCAAGAAAGCCTCGGATCATGTCTTCCCAAGGTTTCCATGCAGCAGCATCATTGGTATCTGGATTGGGGAAACTCTGGTTAGCACCAAAGTAGATATGACTCCGCCCATTCAAGTGATGGCCGATCCATTCCTGTTCTTGAATACCAACCACAAACAAAGTGGGCATTCCAAGTGCCGGTGTGTGTTCTACTTCAGTTCCGTAAAAGAACTTGACATCCTCATGACCTTCTCGGTTCATACTTGATCCTGTTCAAGTTGTTGTAATGCTTCGGAGTTTAACAGATCTTCAGAGTCGGTGTCAACCTCTACCACACCAAAATGCAGATTAAACATGGTGTTGGCATTCACAGTTTTCTTGCCTTTGAATCCACGGGTGCCAATGATGTCCATCCAGTATCTACTGTAGTTCTCGATGATGGCTTCGGCCTCTGCTCTATCCGGAGTAGCGAATATGGCTTCCACAATGTCTGTAAACTTTTCGTGACTGCCTTTTGAATCTCTCATCATGCGAGGATAACTTCCTGCATCAAACTCACGATTGGCTCGTTGAACTGCCTCTAAATGCATCCAAACATTATGCCCCATGAGCAATGCATACGAGAATGAGTCCCACGATGTCCGGCCTTCTTTTCCGATCTTGTTTAGATCGCCGGGCCGGTAGATACAAATGTCCTTCATGGTAAAAAGTCGACTCAGCGGACTCTCATCAAAGTGATTGACCAATCCATCCGCGATCACAGCCTGCCCATAAGGTCGTGTGTCTGTGCTGTATTTCTTGTCATCTGCGATGGGGCTCATCCTGTAGCACCACTTGTCGTTGTGCGGCAAGTCAATGTGATGATACACTTGACCATTGGCTGTGGCGAGGAATGGGCTGGCACAATCAAAGGATATAGTAAACTGTGGGTTCACATACCTACGAACTGCCCTTTGAATCACGGTGAGTAGCACAGCCCATTCCAACTTTGATGTGCCCAAGAAGTGCATCCAATCATGCAAGCCTGGTTGTAGAAGATTGTCATGTCTCAACGCCACCAGGCGTTTGAGCACAAGATGCACATCGCACATGTTCTGACCACCCATGGCCCAGCCATCAAAGTGCTTGCCTGGGTATTGTTTTGGATCACAGTAGTGCTTCATGGTCTGATACCATTGCTCTGCTGAAGTGTGATTGTCGCCCTGCAACACATTCAAGAACCGGGCACCACCGTTGTCTTTGCCCCGACGGTGCTTCATGAAGTATTCATTGTTGAACTTGGTAGCATCCACAGCTTCTTGTAGTGTAGTTATCTTGCATGCTGCACTGGCCTTCTTGTCATGGATAACCCAGGTTGGAATATCCAAGATCATTCCATAGTCACTCAGCGTGTCCAGCCATGTGAAGATAGCAGCACGTTTCTTCTGTGCTTTGACACAGCCTGAATTAGCACGCCAGTCGCCTTCCCACAGGCCCTTGGCAATCTGGAATCCACCAGAGTCACCTAGGATGAAACTGCCCGGTTCTCTGTTACGAACCATGTCCTCCGACCAGTCCTGCTTGTTGAGATCCAAGTTGGCATGTCCACCTGAATACAGACTCCAGCGATATGGAAACAGCGCCTTGGTGCTGTTGAGCCAGTTCATCTGTTCCATGTCTGTGAGTCCTGCCGGCAGCCGTGCAGGATCCACATACGGTTCATTGCGTTGCTTGCCTATGAACGTGGCATAGAATCCTGAGATAGCCGGCAGGAACACAGCATAGTCGTTCTGCTTGGCTGTGAGATTGTCTTGGTTAGTTGTCATGTTTATAAAATCTCACCGATTCTATCAGTGCGTAATCCGCTGCAAATACTTCACGAAATTTGCTATAATATTTAGGTCGACTCAATAACTCCTGCCAAGTTTTTGCAGCCCGTTTGGTGACTGGATCTGTTTCCTGTTCGTTGATTGGACCAGGTGTGTCAAAATTTACATTGCGACTGTGGAAAAAGTGCTCTACATTACGAGCTAGATCAGAGTCGCAATAAAAATACACAGCACGAGATAGATCCAACCCTGCGATAAAATCTGTCTGTTTGGTACTGTGTTCATCATACAACCAAGATTCGAGATTGTCAAACAAATTGTCGGTCTGATTGATATTTGCTGCTATGATTGGCATTTTTTCACGAGCAGGACAATTTGAGATCCACCGTCTCACTGGGTCTCTCAATATGATCAACGGAACAAAATCTGTAAGATCCTCTGTGACAAAATTGATTCTTGACCATCCGGATCCGGGCATGATAGACAAGTATTTTCTCATCCACATGCTTGCACACTTGGGTATGTGAAAATAGCACAATTTTAATTGTTGATTCGCAGATCCTTCGCCATACACATGGCTACTGGTCCAAGTGGCTCCGGGAAATCGCGACATTATTTGGTCTGTGCGGGCAAGATATAGTTGTAGACCGCCATGCCCGAATCCACGGTGATCTGCATGCAGCCGTCATCTGAGATCTTCATGGTCTTGTCACCGGTCAGTCCCAGAATGCTCATGACCTGTGACACAGGCCAAGACCATGTGTGCTTGAGTGTGCCGGTGATGTCATGTTGGAACACAAAGCTGCCACTGTGTGTGGAGTGGTCGCCAAAGAAAAACTTCAAGTTTTTGTTTTCGACCTTGACCTGGAAGTTGGGTTCTTCTGAGTTGGCCTGGGCCTGCATCCGGAGACGTTGGATAGCAGCCACAGTGGGTTCAAATGTAATGTGCCAGTTCACACCTTTGAATTTCAAGGTCTTGAGTTTTTCGTTAATGATCTCAGACGCCATGAATCTGTAGTTGTTGCGGAAGTCTCCGGCCTTGTTTTCAAATGTGATACCATCGGGTTCACCTGTGGTGCGTTTGGTGATGGTCAACTTGGCATCTTCTCGATATTCCTGCAGGTTCAGCAAGGTCTTGAGTTTGCCTCCGTTGGGCATGCCAAACACACCAATGAAGTCGGCCACAGGGTTTGCGAACTGTGCTTCAAGTATCACTGATTTGTCTTCAGCAACACCGTTCACCGCAGTGTCAGCATCGGTACCGGTCACTTTGATCAAGTCAATGCAGCCGAGATCATAAGTGTGTTGTACTAGGTCTAAGAGATGGTCTTTCATTTGTTTTTCCTTTGGTTAAATAGTGGTCGAAGATATTCTTCGGAATAATTTTTTGAATCAAGATATGCAGATATAGTTCGCCGAACTTTTTTGATGTTGAATTCGCGCTTGGTCTTGTCCTCACTGATATCCACATTCAAAACGCCAGCCAATTCAATCAACATTGTCAAGTCCAGTTGATTATATAGATCTTGTGTGGAATTGTCAACAACTTCTGGCATCAAGTTGACCTTTTGAAAGATTCCGGCCAGTGCCTGTGCTCCACGTATGCTGTCAAGCATGCCCGGTTTTCTTAGTTCCAACCACGAAGTGTTTGCATGGTCATTATGATCATAGGTAATTTCAAATCCTAGTTTTTTCGCATGTGTTCGTATCAGCCGGCCCGGGGTGTAACAGCAGAAGTGATGTTCGGTCAATCCCACTGCTCTCCAATGATCGCAATCATTGAAACTGAATAACAAGCTGCCTCCTGGTCGCAGCAACACAAATATTTCATCTAGGTACTGTTGTAACACTTCCCAAGGCTTGAATTCAAAGTATCGGAACGCATACACAAAACCAAACTGCTGCCCAGGTAGATTCCAAAATATGTTTTGCTGTGTGTATTCATCTATCACATAGTAACGCAATCTGTGTTGATACTCCGGAGTAAACAAACGGGTCACAGGATCCAGCAGAGCCTGATCGGTGTCTACCAGATACAACGGATCCAGTGCTACCAAGCTCTCCAGTCCTGGACCATGCGCCGGGCGAATCACCATACCCGGATACCGCCAGTCAGTATATGTGATTAACCTGTCAAGCAATAGTTTTTCGGTGGCAGGATCCATGGATCGGGTTCGCTGTAGGATATAAGGTACCGGATCCGATCTCAAACCTTGCTGATAAAGATCGGTACTGTTGGCAAAGTATATGTGCTCGTGCTGCTGGATCAATGCCTGCACATCTTCACAAAGTTTTTTTAATTCTTCTTGGTATTGCTTTAGAGATGTTCCCAAGTTCTCCTGTATTGATATCAGTGCGGCTGCATGATCACCGGGCTGTATTTCACTGTGCTGTACTGTATGAGTGATCTTGGTGACTTCTGCCATGGCTGTGACCGTGGCCGCATGCACACTGAGTGTGTCAAGATGGTTTAGATATCGGACTATGTCGCTGAGTTTCATTCGAAAGAGAACAAGCTGGTGAATGTGTTGGCTGTGTTGGTGCTGCTCTTCAAATCCCAACCCAGCACACCCAATAGATTGTCGATCTTCTGATCCACCACTGTGGCTTCCATGCCACCATCATCAAACGGCAGGTCTTTGAACCACTGAGGCAAGTGCATCTCATCTGTGGGATATCCGATGCTGGTCCACCCTAAGGCATTGGGTTTGAGTTTGCACACGATGGTTTTCATACCATCCACGATCTGCATTGAGTAATTGTCCGAATTCATGCGTCGCAGGTTGTTCCAGTTCATGGCTGCTCGCACATGCCCGGGCATGTTGGCTTTGCCTTCACGTTCTTCTGCCTTGCCGTATTTGGTCAGGTTGTTCACACGCTTGGGCGATCCTTTCTCCCAGCCTGGTCGCTCCATGAATACATATTTGAACTCTCTTATGCGTGTCACGATCTCATCCTTCTGTGTTCCTGTTAGGACCTTATTTAGAATCTCGCTGAGGAACTCTTGAATAATCACCGGGGTGTCCGATCGTTTCAGATCCAAGCCCATGGCCTTGACCTTGCCCGGCTTGCCATTCACATCCACACGCTTGTTCTCTTTGTCGATGTACAGCACAGCATAACGCTTCTTGGTGATGAACAGGCCAGTACGTGCCACAATCTCTCGACCGCCACGGATCACAGATCCCATGTCTCTTGGACAATGGAATGCCTGCTCCATGAAGCTGGGAAATGAGTCATTCACTTGGTCTGCTATGGAGTTGTACAATGCAATACAGGTCTCGGCAGACCATTCCATGCGACCCTCTGCAACTTCTTTCTCCAGCATGGGCCACGCTGAGAAGTAACATGAGTCTGTGTCACCGTATATGATTGATTTACCTGTGTGATCATACTCGCCTGTGATGCATTCGTTCACATGTGCATCCATATGCCGGGCAATACTGCGACCTACCAAGGTGGTTGATTGGCCGATACGCTTGTCAAAAAACCTACAGCCCGGGTTCAAGATAGCACCATACAATGAATTCAAGTTAATCTTTTTGACCAGTTGGCGTTTGTCCCAATATTCAAACTGTACATCGTCCCGGCCTTCGTATTCGCTGGCTTTCTTCTGCATGTCCTTGCGTTCTGCATACCAACGCTTGAGCAATCCCGGAATCACTGCTTCTTTCTCATAAGTGAATATGGTGCCATTGGCACTCAAGATCCAAGGTTGATTTGAATCAAAGATCATGTGCCATATCTCGGCACCTGAATGCACAGTCTCTGCGCCATCCTGCCAGTCTATAGTGATCTCTGTACCGCGTTGCTGTTCCATCACGGCTGTGTATTCCAGACTGGAAAACAGGCCCTCCCAAGCAGCAGCAAAGCTGTCTCCTCGAGCCATCTTGTCTTTGATCAGCCGGTCGGTCATTATGGGCCTGAGTTGACCAACAACGGTTTCTTGCCCCATGTTAAGGGCCCTAATAGCACTGGGATAGAGCGAGTTGATGTCGATACTACCGATCCATTCGTGGATGCCTTTTTTGGGATAAGCAACATAGGCACCTGCGGCTTGAGTGTCTTCATCAGAGAGTCTTTCTTTACGGTTGGGAACTACCATACCACGCTCATGAGCTTCCACGATGATGGCCTGCTCAGTAACTGCCACTGCACCCATTGTGGTCTGCAACAGCACGGTATTTTCATGTGCCAGTGTGTTGGCCAGACTCAAGAAACGCAGTTTCTTGTCCAGCTTGCCTATCAACATTGTGTCCTGGCGATTGTAATCGATAAAGGTCTTGAAGTTGTGATTGTACAGCTGGTCCAAGGTGCCTTCGAACGCAGTCTTGCGACCGATCTCTTCGTATTCACCGATGGCATCCAAACTGTAACTGTGCCGCTCTTCGTAGGTGTATTTGCGATACAGTTGCATATAGTCCATATGCACACGCCCTACCAGGTCAAAGGTCTCGTTCTCTGCACCAAAGCGTTCAAACATGCGCTGCTTGGGAAACTGGTTCCACAAACACATGCGCCGTGTGTCATCTTTGCTTAGTACCCTACAGATGCGATTCACTGTGTAAGGTATGTCATAGCCTTCCGAGTTCCATCCAGTGAGAATATCTGCATCTTGAATCAAGTCCAAGAATGACTTCAGCATGTCTGCTTCTTGCTCAAACATAAAGCAGTTGGTGAATTCACTGGCGATATCCTGTGCGGTCTCCATGCTCATGTGCCTGGGCGGTACCGCCAGTGTGACGATCTGATCCAGCCAATCCATGTAGATTGATATGGCTGTGACTGGATTGAATGGATCACTCACAGGCGAGAATCCGCGTTCGGGATCAAAGTCCACTTCAATGTCAAAGAAGGCTGTGTGTAGTCGAGGCCCATCCTGCCCTTTGTAGTTGTCCTCCAAGCAGCGGAAGATGGGATTGATGTCCGACTCATAGATCTTCTTTGAGGAGTGCATGCGAACTTCTTTGCGGAACTCTTTGTTGTTCTTTGAAGAAAATCTTGCCACAGGCGTGCCATAGATTGATTGGAACTTGCCTCGGGGGTCGTCGTAGTAGAACACATAGTTGGCCGGATATTCGCGATAGATTCTCTCGCCATTGATCCTTTCAACCACATGTATGCGATCGTGTGCTCGATCATAAAGTGCGTCAACGTAACTCATTTATCTCCAATTATGGCTGGTCAGCCGTGATTCATGCTCGTTAGGGTGAGCGACTCCACAACTACTTATTTTTATCGCCCAGAAGTAAATATTTTTTATTATAGTCATTGACTACTTTGGTGTACAACAGAAGGTCTTGTTGTAGAAAATTTTTTACAAGTTTTTGATAATTAGTATGATATTTTTCTTTTAGTTCTTTGATGTGATCCCTAATCTTAAATTCGGTAGACACATGTAATCTATCGTGGATGGTGATTTTTAAATCAATCTCTTGTTCCTGAAAAAACGCATTAGTCAGATCGTCGCCATTGAGTTCTTCAGGCGATTCTGGGAATTGATTCCATTTTGTAATTTTAGCATCAAGCGGTATCCAATGTATTGGCAAATGCCACAGTGATCCAAGCATCATGCTCAAACTGTAAGTGTGCTCGTCGAACACCCCGCTGACTAGTAATTTTTCAAGTTTTTCTTCTTGAATGTTGATAGAGTTCGCTAACACATATTGTTCAACGCCTCTTGTGTGTCGATGGTGGGGATCAGTGATGTGTCCCCATAATACCATTTCTCTGAGATTTAGATCATTTTCAAATAGATCAATTTCTCGCCATCCATGCCGTTTTAAAAATTCAGAATAGGTCATGCAACCATTTTTTGCACATTTGAGATACACCCATTGATCTTTGACAAATCCCAACATCATGTTCCTTGCAGCAGCATTCTTGTCAAACCAATGCTGTCAATGCTGACCAGTAGTACATAATTTACCAGCATGCCAACAGAACCTCGAGTGTAACTGGCCCAGGCATAGATACAGCATCCAGCGATCCAGACAGGATAGAGAACCATCAATGGTGGAACCGGCGCAGTGAGTGCCATGGTGACGGCACAGCCGATTGAAATTGCCCACGCCAGCAGTTCCAAACAAAAACGCAGAGGATAGGTACGGAAATCTGCTCGCACATAATCCGCAACCGAACCACGCCATTCAGCAAATGTTTGTTTCATAAATTGATGTAATCCAGCACAATCTGTTTTGTCTCGGCATTTATTTTTTGTTCAACATGATCAAAAAAATTATCGTAGAACCAGTTATAGTTAAAGTCAACAATGGATTGTAACTGATTCAAGTCCGTACTGTCAACAGAATTGATGATGTCCAATAGTCTAGAGTTATCATCCTGGTCATCTAGTTTAGCCCAATCAAAATATGGTTGAAATCCCAGGCAAGACAATCTATGGTGACTTTTTCTTTGCCCCAGCACAGCAAAAGGAGTCCCAGTGGCCAACGGCTTGATAGACTTTTCTGTCAGATAAGGTCTTGGAGATTTTTCTAAAGTAAGATAAATGGATTCAGCACTCCAGTGAAATTGACTGTCAGTATAGGTAGGTAAATCTACTTCCCATCCGGGACTCAAAGATTTATCATTGGAGACAATAGACACAGGAACATCATCAAATAATTGCTGTATTTTCTCTCGCAGATTGTCTGACAGATCAATATTGTGTATCAACCGGTAACAAGCAAAAAAGTCTGATTCAGAAATTTCAACACTTGACTTTTTTTGATAACTGTATAGCAGATCTGGGTATACAAGTTTTAATTGGGCCAATGCAATAATTTTGTGTACTGCAAGTCTACCAACCATGATGCTGTGCCGATGAGATCTAGATACCAAAGGACTGTAGGCAGTCTTGGCATAGAGTCTGACATAGTGATGCAAATGCTCAATACGGAACTTTTTGAAATTACCAAGTTCAAAATTTGCACAGTCCAATGATGAAAGCAGTATTAACTTTTTATCTGCAAATCGACGGTTGATTATCTCCAAAAAATCAGTATGCATGAATTCACCAAAATACCCAAAAATATAAGTATCATAATTGTCAGGAATGTCAGTATTAAACCAGTTTAGGTTGTCGCCGATCCAAATTTTATCAGGCTGTTTGGCTTGTTTTAAAAATGCCAATAGGTCGCCAATGGTCTGGGTGTTGTAGCCGTAGTTACTCAATGTACCTGTGTAGATATTCTTGTTTGATTTAGATATCATAGAACATGTTTTGAAATTTCTGCGCGATTGGTCTAAGGTCAAGAGTCTTGACAGAAAAATAACTATCTAGCACTGGAAACAGATGTTGCTCAGCAAATGCCAAATGACTCAATGAAGGCGGGTGTCCTTTGATCTCAGAGTGAAACCATTCTAGATCGTTTGAATCACAGTATCCAATCAGTCCAGGTTGATAAATTCCAGACCAGTCAATTTGCCCCGTATAACTCCGGCACAACTCGTTATCTGTGAGAGATTTATAAGTTAGATCTTGATTGTTGATATCTTGTTCCAAGCAATTCAAAACAGGACTATCAAACAATATCACACAAGGTATGTTCTTGGATTTACAAAACTGTTGTAAGCAAAAGATATTCTGCAAGGTTTTAAATGCAAAATAGTCCTGGCTGTAGTAATGTTTTTTATAGTGTTCTTTGGCACCAGGGAACCAAGAACCAGTGGACCAAAATCCCCCGATAGAAATTGACCCCTGAAGATTTCTCACAGGGTGTTTTTCATGTGCGTTGATACGCATGCATTCTGTAGAATCTTGCACATACCAATCCCACTTGTCAATACTGGTCAACATTGCAACCACAAAAGGATTGGCATGCTCCTGGCATTTTTGAATGGTAGAATTTATTATAAATTCGTTTCCCACACCTCGATGAGCATTTTCCACTGGATTCCGTATGTGATATCTTTCAATCACAAAATCTTTCCAGGTATACCAAGGTGAGTTGGTTATACTGGCACCCGAAAAAACAACAGAATATTTCATCCCACTAACTGTTGAATTTTTTCATGTACTTTTTCAAGCACAGTCTGATTGCCATCGGCACTGTAATGATTTACCGGTCCGGGATATTTTTTCCATATATCGCTAAAATCTAACATGTGTTCGTAGTTGCAAGGTAGATTTTTTTCAACATGACACATATGGATAGACGGAATTGATGTTAGGTGTTGAGCAATTTCTTGTCCAATCAACCGATGAATGTCTTGAGCATAGTTCATGTCAAAATAGTTTTCAAAAAAATCTATCAGTGTATCTACCCTGTGAGACTTTATATCTTCATAAATTGCATCACAATTTTGATGGAAACCGGTCTTGTGTACAGGATGTTGTCGTATGGCAACCCGATACGGACTTGTGTGGCTCACCAAAACACAATCAAATTTTGATAAATCGGCTGTGACTAACTGTTGCCAAATTCGATACTCACTACATCCAGCCTGTGCCAGATTGACAACGTCAAAAGATTCGGCCAGTAATTCTGGCCAACCCACGGTTTGAATATATTCTTGCACCTTGGCAGCAAAACTGTCGCCGGCAATCAATATTCGCAGCGACTTCAAAGTGTCTTGCCCACCGTTTCCAGGATGGATTCCAACTGTTCGTGATCTTGTTTGGCCCTACCAAACTCGGCCTTGTGTGCCAGTTTGATGGCTTTTTTCAGCACAGCAGGTTTGATCTCCAGTTCTTCGGCTATGGCCTTGATGGTGTCATTGAGTCCTGCTGAGAGTGTGTCTACTTCGTGCATGACCTGCATGCCTTCGTTGATGATCTGTGTGAGTTTGATCTTCTGATCGCCGTTGAATGTTTTCATTGAGTATCTCCAGTAAAAACACAGTATAACAACTGTGCGACACAATCACAAGAGTTTTTGGCTAACTCAACGGTGATTCACGATCCGGGCCATGAGTGCTCTACGAGCAGCACGGCTTTCGTCTACCTTCTTGGCATCGTTGTCAAACTGTTTCTTTGTGGCCTGTACCATGCCATGGAAGCGTCGATCACCGCGTTTGAAATCACCCTCTTGATCTGCTTTTTTAGCATCCCGGGCAGCAGCAGTTTTGTATTGACTCAGTTTGTCGGTGCTGAGTTCGTTGATCTGGCCGGCAGCAATCTTGCTCAGAGTGTCCCCGGGCTGCACACGATAGATGGATCCATCGGGCATCTTCAATTTCATTCCGGGCTTGATTGAGTTGGGATTATCACCAATGGTGGGCTTGTTGAGATTGTAGA